AGTCTGGCATCGCGCTGGCACTGAAGTTCCAGCCAACACTGGCAAAGATCGAACACCGAGACCAGGCTGGGTTGGATGTTCTGACTCAGATGTGGTACGACCTGAAGACCTGGATATGGGTCTATGATGGGGTTGATTTCAGAGAGCATGAGATCATCCCTACGCTCGGGGAGAAGCTCCCGGTCAATCGACAGAAGGTCGTCGAGGAGCTCAACAACATGCTGGACCGCAAGGTCATCAGCCGGAAGTTCTACCGTCAGGAAGTCACTCGTCAGCTGGGTTATGTGTTCCCGGCAACGATTGAAGATGACATCCTGGCTGAGGAGGCAGCACTCACCGAAGCCAAGATGGTGCTGACTCAACCAGATCCAACCCAGGTATCGGGCCCGGGTGGGAGACTCCAAGGTGCAGGTGACACCAAGTCTGCTCAAGACCGTAACAAGTCCAACAATGCGAACCGCACCAACGAGTCCAATGGCACAGAGGTTGGCAAGACCAACTGACCGGGCGAGAGGCCCACACATGAAAGGAGACGCGTGATGCGTCCAAGCAAGGGCCTGATTCCTGAGTTCCTCCACGGGATGCTCCTCATGGGATTCGAAGACGGCGACAAAGGCGACAAGGGTGAGAACTCTGACGACGATGACGACGATGATGATGATGACGATGAGAAGTCCAAGGACGACAAGGGCGAGAAGGACCAAGGTACTGACGGCCTGAAGTCAGCACTCCAGAAGGAGCGGAAAGAGCGTCGCCGACTCGAGAAGTTGGTGAGGGAAGCTCAGAAGCGCCAGGAGGAGGCTGACTCGAAGGACAAGACGGACACCGAGAAGGCAAAGGATGAGGCCATCAAGGCTTCGGACAAGGCCACCAAGCTGGCCGCCAAGTTGCTCACCAATGCGGTGGACACGGCGATCATCAAGGTGGGCACTGCCCTCAAGTTCCGTGACCTGGACGATGCCCTCAAGCTCGTCGACCGGAGTGAGATCGATGTCGAACAGGATGAGGATGATCCCTCTGATGTCGAGATCGACACCAAGACGGTCGAAGCAGCGCTGAAGGCATTGGCCAAAGCCAAGCCCCACCTTCTGATTCCAGATGGCGACGGCGACGAAGGCTCGGGCGAGAAGTCTGGGTCGAAGTTCGGCGGGAGCCGGAAGTCCAAGGACGATCTCGATGAGGAGCGCCTCCGGGAGCTCTACCCAGCTCTTCGAGTGAGTTCACCCAAGAAGTAACCACCTACAAGAAAGGAACATGCCAAGATGGCAAGGATCGACAAGTACGATCCCATCGCTGGTGGTTTCCGTGCGCCTCTCAACGCAGCCTACACTGGTGCCGACGCTCCCATTGCGGTCGGTATCAATGGCTCTGGTCGAGTGGTCGTCGGGGCCTCCAGCACTGGGATCGTTGGTGTGGTCTGCTCTCCGGTCGACAAGGCCGCAGGCGACCCCATCGACGTCATGACCGCTGGTGAACTCGTGGAGTTCGGTGGAGCTGCGGGTACCGTGTACACCGCCAACACCACCACGGGTGTCATCAGCAACACCGCCAAGTCCGCCACTCAGGTGGTCGTCGGCTGGACGGTCGAGGCGGATCGCCTCATCGTTCGGGTCGACACCCCGAGGTTCGATCTGGATACCTGATAGGAAGGGAGGAAGAACAACATGCAGATCACCAACATGCGAGACCGCAAGGACCTGCTCATCGCTGACCTCCTGGACCTCCGGGCGCTCAGCGGACGAGACATCAACGCGGCACGGGGCTTCGAGGCCCTGCTCAACGGCTTCGAGCGTGGTTTCAACCAGGCCGGGGACCTCATCACGGAGACCAGCGATGGTTTCCCTCTGGCCCGGATGTGGACAGAGTTCCAGAAGACCATCCAGATGTGGAACAGCCAGCGCAACGCGCTGGTGAACCTCCTCACCTTCCCGGTGACCTCGCCCATCGAGGGCGTTCGTTACCCGGTCGAAGAGGACTTCCAGGAGGCATCGGAGGACGGTGTCCCGACCGGTCAGCGGCTTGGGCCGCCTTTCCGGATGGGCTACGACTTCAAGTGGTGGGACCTGGCCATCCGGTACACCTGGATGTTCCTCATCGACGCCTCTTCCCAGCAGCTCCAGGCCCTGAACAACCAGGCTCTGGAGGCCGACAACCGGCTCATGTTTACGCGGATCATGCGCTGCATCTTCAACAGCACGACCCGGACGGCTGAGATCGACGGCGAGTCGGTCAACGTCTACCCGTTCTGGAACGGGGACTCGATCGTGCCGCCGAAGTGGAAGAACACGGTCCACACCAGCGGTCACACGCACTACCTCGAGAGCGGCGGCACCACCGTCGACGCCGGCGATGTGGAAGCGATGATCGCTCACCTCACCCACCACGGCTACACCATGAGTCGTGGCTACCGCCTCCTCCTGCTGGTCAACAGCCAGGAAGGTGCCACCATCCGGGACTTCGAGAAGGGGACGGGTGGCGCAAGCTACGACTTCGTTCCTGGGCCGGCCTACGGTGGTGGCGTCTACTTGCCGCCCAACTCAGGCTTGGTGGGCGCTCCGGTCATGGCGAGCATCGCTGGTCTCGAGACCATCGGCTCCTACGGTCCGGCCACCATCATCGAGGAGGACCTCATCCCCGCCGGCTACATGGTCCTCATGGCCACCGCCGGCGAGCAGAACCTGGGCAACCCGGTGGGCATCCGGGAGCATGAGACGGTCAAGGGCCTTCGCCTGGTCAAGGGCAAGGACAACGACTACCCGCTCATCGACTCCTACTACGTCCACGGCATGGGTACCGGTGTCCGGCATCGTGGCGGCGGCGTCGTCATGGAGATCGGCAACGGCGGTACCTACACCATCCCGGCTGAGTACGCCTGATCCATCAGCGAGTGAGGGGGTACGGTTCGCCCTGCCCCCTCCTCAACCCTTCCCACTCACGAGAAAGATGACGAGATGTCACTTCAAATCCCGCCCGAGCACCTGGCCAACCCCGAGCTCCTCACTGAGGCTGAGCGGTGGTATATCTGGACTCGGACACCGAGCAAGTACCCGAAGGGGCTGGAGCGGCCAGTGGCTCCCGAGACCAAGGAGAGGGTAGCGCCTGGTACGAAGGTCACCCCACTCGAGCAACAGAGCATCCCCACCATCGGTGAACCCGGTGGTATTCAGGATGACACCGATGAGGACTACGAAGAGGGTTGGAACAATCCCCAGCGACGCGCAGAACTCACTCGTCGTGGTCTCAGCATCGACGGAAAGAAGGATGACCTCATTGGTCGCCTTCGTCGCTCGGACAGTCAGGAACTACTTCCGGACGACTACGACAAGGTCAACAACACTCCGCCGGAGCCCACCGAGGACTCGGATGACGACAGCGACGGTGACGACGACGAAGATGATGACGCCGTAAACGACGACGGCGACGACGAGGAGTAATCATGAACCGCACCACCGCAGAACAACTTCGAGCCCTGCTGGGCGAGGCCCTCCCTGTCGGTGGTGACGATAGCGACACCATGTTCACCGACGAGGAGATCGACGATCTTCTGGAGAAGGGAAACTCGGTGCCGGAAGCAGCGGCCTACTACGGCTGGCTTGAGAAGGCGGCAAACTACGCCAAGATGGTCAACGTGAACGAGGGTAACGCTGCCCGTGAGCTGGGGGAGCTTCATCGACAGGCTCTTCGGATGGCCGACCGATACATCGGTTGGGTCCCGACCCCCAGCCGAGGTCGAACTCGGATCGGCAAGATCACGAGACAGAATGACAACGCCTGATGGCTGCGTACACTGAACAGCAAGCTCGGGACCGGCTACTTGCCGCCTTCATCGACACTGCACCACTTCTGATCAGCCTTGAGCGCCCGGTCTATACGACCACGGCAGCCGGTGGTCGGGTTCAGTCTGGAACCATCGTGGTGGATCCTCAGAAGTTCTACTTCTACCCGTTCAAGCGGCGGTTGACTCAGGAATACATTTACAACCCCCAGACGTTCGGTGAGGACAAGGTCATCAAGATCAACTACATCCTCGCTTTCAACCATGACGCTGACATCCAAGAGGGTGACTTCTTTGATGTCACTGGGAGTGACCGGCTGGAGGATGGTCATTACACTGTTGAGTTTGTCTCAGCTCGACGGTGGGATCGAGGCCAGGCAGGGATCCTCTTCAGGGGGTTGTAACCATGGGGATCAAGTCAGGCCCCGGGACTACTAGAATCCGAGGCGCAGGTGGTCGGTTTGCGTCCTCTAAGGGCTACTTCAGTGTAGACACCCTGACGCGAGGGATCGCTCAGTTCGAGATCAAGATGCGGGATAAGATCGGTGAGATTGCTGAGGAGTTCGCCCAAGAACTAGTAGACTATGCTCGCTCTCACGCTCCCTGGGAAGATCGGACGGGGGATGCTCGAGCAGGGCTTAGCTCTTTAGTCGAGTTTGGTCGAGGTCAGAACCTTGTTGTTTCACTGTTCCACACTGTCGAGTACGGTATCTGGCTAGAGGTTCGATGGAATGGTCGGTACGCCATCATCATTCCAACGGTAGATCGAAAGGGCAGAGATCTACTCGCCAAGATGAAGGGCATCATGGATAGGATCGTGTTCTATGAGTAGTCGAACTTGGGTCTTCAGTCGGATGACGACTGGGAACTCCTCCCTACAAGCCCTGGTCCCAGCTGCCCGGGTAAAGTCGTCAACGGCTCAGGATCACGCCCCGACCCCAGACAACACCCCGTTCATTCGATTCCGGAGCAGTGCTCACGTCCCCGATCTGAGGGGCGATGATGCAACCCAGGTACGTAACGAAACCTTCATGATCTTCGTCCACGACATCCCTGGTGACTACATGAGGATCGACACCATCATGGGTCATCTTCGTACTCAGCTCGAGGACGTGGTGGACCAACCGAACAACATCATTCGTTCTCGATGGCTCGAGGATAGCGAAGATCACCGAGATGAAGACATGGGCACCATCATGAAGTATGCCCGAGTCCAAGTCACCTACAGAGTCTAGGAGGACTCCATGGCAACTGTTCGTTGGCTCCATGCCAAGCCTAGCCACCGGCGCAAGTTCACCGCTGCCGACCTGGCCCAGCTTGGTGTGGAGCATGACTCAGAGATCGTCTTCTCTGCCCCGAAGTGGACAGTGGAGATGAACGATCGGGCGTGTGAGACGCTCGTCACCAAGCTCCCCGGCGAGTTCGTCGTTCTCGAGCCCGTCGAGAAGTCGGAACCGGATCCGGACGAGGCTA